TTCATAAACAGTTGTTCAGTTTTCATTCAGCAGCACTCCTTCAATTTCTTTTCAGATATTATTAATTTATCCACTTTATCACAAGCCATAGACATTCCCATGCTATAGATAAACTTGATCTCCCACAGGCACTTGGAAATGAGCTGGAAAGTAGTTGGCAACTTTAACGTCCTGGGACCAGAGATACTTTTCAGTAGTTCGGATTGAAGCATGCCCAAGAACAGCTTGCATGTCCCTAACAGGTGCCCCATTGTTGGTGCTTAAGGAAGCAAAAGTGTGTCGAAACCAGTGAGGAGTGAAATCTCCTTTCACACCAGCTCTTTCTGCAATGAGCTTGATTGCTTTTCTTGTGCCTTCTGGAGTGAGCTTAGTGACCGTCTTGTCAAAGAGCCGAGTAAATACATACCCAGGTCGTTCAGGGTTGATTGGACCACCATTCAGTCGGGCAAGGGCATAGACTGTATCTTCACGAAGGAAAACAGTTCTGAGCTTATTTCCTTTGGTGATCACAGGGATAAACCATCCTAACTGCTTGGTTTCTTGGTTAATTGCTTGGTACATTTCTGACCACTTCATATTGATCATCTCACTGATTCTAACACCAGTAGTGCTCAGTACCATGATCATTGCAAAGTCTCTAGCTATTGGGTGTGAAAGATCCATTAAAGTTTGAACTTCTTCTGCCAACAAGCACTTAGATTTAATATCAGAGTGAGGGGTGATCTTCTTGAACGTCCCCTTAGCTGGGTTCTCGTCTTCCCAAATTACCCCAGCCCATACCAGCCAGGTAAAGAATGATCGAACAGTAGCATGTTTCCGTTGTCTGGTAGCATCTGACTTTGTAGCAAGAGATTGATTGTATTTGACGAGATCTAGTTTAGACACATCCTTGAATGGTTTCTCCCCAAAAAGTGTATTGACCCTAAGTAACTCTGTTCCATAAACTCTTCTGGTCCCTGCTGATTCAAAAGTGCTAGTGTAAGCATCGATAAGTTCGATATTAGACATACCCTCAAATCCTGTTAGCTTTTCCATGCTGTTATTTCCCTTCTCTCTCTCTCTTTTATCTCTTAGGTGGGTGTTCGTTCTCCCCTAAATCATATACATCAAAGCAAGCTGAGTAGCCGTGCAGATATCCAAGTATGTAGGCCTCTTTTGTTACCCCCTTAGCTTCCATCTTTTTTTGGTTTCTGGTCCAATTCTTCTCAGCTGAGTTGATTACGAGTTTGGTGTAGTTTTCATTTAGATTCATTTTACAAAACTTCCTTCCATATTTAACATCTAAATATAGGAAGTTAATTTGCTGAAGGTAAAAAAGTTGCTATACCAAAAAAGTTTCGTATTGCTTCAGTGTCAAACCTATTCCTATATTCATTTAAAGACTCTTGGTTTCATAACTCCAGGGTGTACTTGTTTACGTTTCTTTGCATACCCTCCGTGTGGTGGGTTTTTCCGTATGCTGTAAGCTGTGTATTTAAGGAACGACCAGATTAGTGCAATCACGAATATTACTGGCAGTATGCCCCCAAACACTGGATCGAATGAGTGGGCTGGGGTGGAACTTGGTAATCCTGCTTGAATCATCACTTGATCATAAGTAATTGGTGTGGCTGGTGGGGTTGATTCCCCAACTCCATGTAAGCTTTCAGAGGAGACATCTGCTGGGAGAGTGGTAACTGGGATTGCTGTTGTAGATGTTGTTGTAGTGGCCTTTGGTGTAATTGGGGCTGGTGCTGTTGTCGTTTTGGTTGCTGTTACCTTTTTAGCTGTAGTTGTTGCCTTAGCTGTTGCTGCTGCTTTTGCTTCAGCTTGAATTTGTGCTTGTGCTCCGGCTGGTCCAGCCTCGTTGTACCCTGCTAATAAGTTTTGGCTTGGTGGCACTGCTGTGAAAGCCATGTGTTTTCCTCCTCTTTAAATACAGTATATATTAGATGTCCTAGACTGTCAATGGGTTCTGAAAATATTTTTTTGAACAGACGTATAGCCCCTTTACAGCCTCAATTAAAGAATCACCATAAGCTAGGACTGTGCAGCCTGTGGTTACTTCAAGGGCTGTTGCTACATAGCAGTTGATCAGCCCCATCCGTTTGACTCGTAAGTCAGAGATCATATTAGTCTTCGACCTCCTTAAAATCTAATGTGTCTCCGGCTTGAAGTATGATTTTGCCTTGGAGAAGAAAGTCAATTAGCTCAGAAGCTATGTTTGACGGATCCTTAACGGCTAATTCATGCTTATCCAACACATCACCCCAAGATCCTTTTAGAATGATCTGCACTTTAGACTTCTTTTTAGGTAGTTTCATTTAGCTTTCCCCCTACTCATAAATCCCTCTAATGGCTCATTTGCATAGTTCATTCCTTGCATGAATATCTGTCGTTCCATTGCTGTTTTAAAGACTGTTTCAAACTGCTTACCAGACACAACCTCTTTCATAGCTTTTAGGTTGTTGGCAACTATTTGCTCAAGGTAGGATCGTTCATCCTTTGTCATTCTAAGCTTCCTCCTTAGTTGCTAGGCATTTATCACAATCTACAGATTCAGGATCACACATTGAACAGTTGGCTAGGTCCTTTTCACAGACTGGGCATTTATAAATTCCAAGTTTTACTGGTAGTTTAACTTCATACTCACAATGTGGACAATGTTCAACAACAAGTTCACCAGTATAGATAATGTCCCCCAGAACTCCATCAGCTTTGGCTTGCTCAGGCCATCCATCTGTTTGATCCCAGATGTAGCTGTCTAAGAACTCTTCCAATTGCCCAGGAAACACTTTAGCTTGTTCATAATGCTTGGCAACTTGCTCTCTGGCCCATTGTGTAGGGACCGTGAACTCTCGGCTGTTTTCATCTCCATTCTCATCTAACTCATCCTCATCTTCAACATAGAGCTTGTAAGTGGTTAGTGTGACTGTCTCGTCTGTGTAAGGTATAAAACTAAGGTATTGATCAAGTAGCTCCTGAGGTAAGCATCCTTGTTGATTGTATTGGTCGGTCATATTCTCTGCCCCTGTACCAAGGCATACTGCATGTTCATTAGAAAGCTTTTCCATTTTTTCAACTATAGCTTCTATTGTTAAGCCACCTGGGATAAGTAGTAGATCGAAGCTAACCTGTGTGACATTAATTTTGCTCTCGTACATTTAAACTTCCTCCTCAAATATAAGTGTTGCCCAAATTGTTCCATACCCTATGCTTTCGTTGCTCTTTTCCAGATTGGCTTTTGCTTCCTGCTTGGTCTCTCCTGTAGCTGAACAAATATTTAGGAATGCTTCCGAGTATTGACCATCTATTGGCATAACCTTTTCGGTGAATGTGTACTTTTTCATTGTGCTTCCCCCTTATCTAATCCCTCCAGCTACTAAACAACCGATCACTATTCCAATGACTACAACTCCAAACAGAACTAAGTAGTATGGGGTGTGTTCGTGCATTTAAACTTCCTCCTCTCTTGCTACTTTTCTGGCTATGCAGATCGTACTGCTTGCTCTCTCAGTAATTCTGACTACTTCCAGACCTTGTGCCTCAATGAGTGATCTTAGCTCAGGTCCTGTGAAACCTCGTTGGAATGTTTTGATGCTCCCACTGCCCATGAGGTACCCATCGTTGTACCATTCCTTGGTTGTAGCTCCTTCCACGTCTTTCCATGTTCTAGCTTCAAACACTGCTATACCCCCATCGACCAACAAGTTCTGGATGTTTCTGACTACTTCCCCTCGTTCAGCCTGGGTTGGAATCACGTTGAGTACGAATGTACAGAAGACTGTTTGATAGATTGGCAAAGTAGGAATATTTTCCTGAGTGTAAACTCCTGTACCATCCCCATCCATGAAACCTAGCTTGTAGTAATCGACTGGTTCGAGTAATGAGTGAACATTGTGTCCTTGCTCCCTTAAGTAGTGGGTATTCCTAAACTTCCCAGCCCCATAATCCAGCACGTTTCCTGCTGTTCCTACCCAATCCTTTACACTTCGGGCTACTCCTCGGCTAATGGCTGTTTTGCTTGCATTTATGAGCATTTTGCTTCCTCCACTTTCCGTATAACTAGCCGTGATTTCCTTTCAGTGACTTCCACCTCAATGTCCCCATTCCATAATTGATACACATGGACTAACGTGTTACCCATTGTGCAGAAACTTTGTCCTTGTAGTCCTGGGGTTGATTTGATCGTTTCCAAAGTGGTTTCAATCATAAACTGGATTGAATCGTCCGATATTTCAAACCCTTTAACTGGTTTTAGCTCAAACTTTTTCATTTTCATTTCCCCCTTCATTCTCTTGGGAGTACGTCCTGTACTCCCTCCGTCTGTTCTTGATTAGGAAACTTTGAGCCTAGCCATTTCATCAGCTAAGATCCACAATGCTTTATTGAGCTTTACACTATTGTCAATTGATCCCACAGGCCTTGTTGTAACTCTACGACCTGAGGCTGACTGACCGTGCTGACCACCTCTGAGCAGATTCTCTTGGACCACGTTCAGACTACTCCAAAGGTCGTTTTCAGTGTCTGCAAACCGTTTTGGCTGTAATACTTGACGGTGACTGATCGGTTGTTTGTCTTCTTCATCACCATATTTGAGGGCTAAGGATGCTCTGCCGAATATTGCCTGTTCTCGAGTAGTAAGCTGAATCTGTTTCATGTTGTCCATGCTTCTATTAGCAATCTCAAACTGGTCCACGATGCTGTAGGCTCCCTCGATCACGTTGTCTATGATATTGCCTCTGTGCTGCACTCTGATATCTTGGACTGTGTCCCCTGTGATCATGCCGTTTTGGCAGACGAACCGAAACATTCCGGCTAACATTTGGTAGGAGCTTGTGCCATCGTGAGAGTTAATAAGAATGATCTCATTGGCTTCTTCGGCTTGGATCTCATTGGCATGTCTCAATCTAATCATGTGCTTGGTGAACTCAGACTTTCCCTCGGTCCGGCTTTTGGACTGAACTACTGAGAATGGCATAAAACCTTCGTTTCTCAGGCCGTCCAGAACTTTTATGGTTGGAATGTAGAGGTATTTATCAGACCTGGACTCATGTTTCTCCTCGGCAAAAATGCTTGGGGCTACTCGGAACATCTGGTCATTGGTTAGAACTTGCCCCATGTCCAGCTTGGTAGATTTACGTCCGAATCGTGTTGATAATGTTGTCATTTTGTTTTCCCACTTTCAATTTCAATTTTTATTTTAGCTTTTAATACTGAACCATTAGCAAAGAAACTAGAAATGTCACTCACTTATGAAAAAGTTTTGGAGCTTATCTCTCGACATCGGGTAGCTTTTAGGCAGTGCTACCAAATGACCAGCTATAATCTACTCTCCTTCAGAATGCCAGTTTTTGCACCAGTCAATGGCTTCCTCCAGACTTTCAGCTTCAAATTCTGGGGTATTGTCCTGCAGGGTAATTATGAACTTGGCTGTTTCTCCAAAGTCCCAATCTCGTTTTGTGGTCTCCTTGATTTTCAACGTGTTAACTTGTTGGATCAGCTTTGCCAACTACAGCACCTCCCTTATCTCGTCAGCTATGAATGATGGAGTTAAGAAGTCCCTGCAAGCTATGTCATTCAGTAGGCAAGTAACAACTGAGAAGTGAACCGAAGAGCTGTTTGGGAAATCTTGGTGTAGGACTGGAGCTACTAGTAAAGTTCCAACGACTAGGACCAAAGCTATCAGTTTAAACATGTTCTGCCTCCAATCCTTCTGTATCACAATGGTCCATCCATTCATCTTCCAGCTCTGACCAGTTGGAGTCTATATCATCGACTGTGAACATGTCTCCAGCTTGCATAATGTAAGCCTCTTTACAGCTTACATATCCATTTTCGTCTAGGTATTCTTTAAAGGTCATTTTCAGCATCTCCTTCGTATTTGTTTGTGGTCCCTTAAGCTATCAAATAGTTTTGAAAATATAATTTATTGCCTTCTTAGTGGATAGCTACTGCAAGTTTTGGAAGCTTTTTAGAGTAGCATTTTTTGCATTTTTGGCAATCACAGAGGCATTTTGTGTAGTGGTCAGCTTTGACTTTCTGGTCCAGTATTTCAGGTTGGAAGGCTGTGAAGATCGGGAGTTTTAAGCTGGTAGCAATTTCCAGTTGTTCTGGAGCTGTATCGGACCATACTGAGTATCTGATTACTAGGTTTTTAGGCATTTTCCCTGCTAGTTTGATCAGCTCCACAGCTTTTGTGTAGGCTAGAAAGTGGATGTTAGGAAATTGTCGGGCTATGTCGATCCATTTTTCGAGATAAGCTAGTGAGTAAAAGTCTCCAGACTCGTGGATCCGAAACCAGATCTGTTTGTCTTGAGTATTTTTACGGCTCCTTAGTTACGTTCCAACTAATTGTTTTGATCATGTCAGCTACGAAGGACTCTTTTTTGGATTCGTCCAAGTTTCTCTCCCTGCAAGGTAAAACGTCTGGGTATTGGACTTCAGCTTTTCTAGCATAACAAGCTAACTCACAAAGAGCTGTTTTCCAAAGGCAAGTAGAAATTGCAGGGATATTCCAGACTAGGAATGCATTGGTGTCATCTCCACGTAGTTTCTTGTTGCCATCGGAAAGGAAAATTTGGGAATTTAAGTCAGCTTTTGTGAGCTTTTTTGCCATACTTTTGCACGTCCTTTTCAGTTTGTTAGTGAGTAGCTTATTCCCACTAGAGTACATTCTGAATTGAAGCAGAATGCACTAAGTGCTAATAAGGTCTGAGCCTGTCTGAGTATTTATGATCTTTTGGAGTTATGCTGTTCAAAGGATCCTGCTTTGGTTGTACGTCCTAGTGCCGTGGGAGCCGTGGGAGTCTGTCACAATCCCAACTCGTTTCTCGTATCACGTTCTAAGTATACGTAACTGAAAGCTAGTCACCTTATCTGTTAGCTAAATCCGTGCCATCCATTGTATCTTTCCAGATCCTGCCAGTTATGGCTCCAGCTAGGATTCCGTCTCGTTTGTCCTTGCTATCGGACTGAGCTATTCAGTTTTCAAAGACCGAGTCACCACCGTGGCCTGTCGAGCCGTTCGGTTGACCTGTTTAAAGTGTATCACGTGGTTGTCTAGGTTGTCAAGTAGTTTTGAAAATATTTTTTTGGGTGGATGTTTGGGAGGTCGTTGTCGTTGTGTGCCGTGATGCCCTTCGACTCTTTTAGTCTAGCACAGTTGGTTTAAGGTGTCAACTTGTTTTGAAAATATTTTTTTGAGCCATCAGATCCAGGTGGTCAGTGCCAATGGTATCGTCCAGCCGTGCCGTATTCCTTCGGCTCATTCATTGTCTCACAGCATGCAAGCAAAGTCAACACTTTTTTTTATTCCATTATTTTACAGCACAGCAGAGCATAGCCAGCAGGGAGGTCCTTTTTTTTAGATCTATGGAAGGAAACATTCAAATACACATAGGGACCAAACCGTCAACCCTTACTCTCCCTAGGCATACAGCCATTTAAGAACGTGCATTTTGTGCATCTTCCTACCATTAGAGGCAAAGGAAATTACCTGTAAGAATATGGTAGCAATTATATTTTCAAAACTTGTTGACAGTGTAGTCAACCTATGCTATTCTGTAATTAGTCCAGAACGGTCACACATCGACACAACGTGATCACAGTACGGACGTTGATAGAGGCAGAGCATGGGCCGTATGCAGGGGGGGGGGGCACATCTCCCGACAATCATTTATATAATCGTTCACAGATCGTTCACAGATCGTTCAATAAATATTAGGACGTGAACAGATCACAGAACGACAACAGAGAACGACAATCAAACGTCAATCAAACGTCAATACAAGCCGTGATATATAGTCCTTACGTAAGAGGCATATATATACAGATCATTGCATAAACATTCAGAGCACAATCCCATGCATGATCGTTCATATAAGGCACAACACCCCCTCTGAAATGCCCAATAAATACCATCAAATAACCTTAAAATAAGTTAGGAAAATATCACGTTTTCAATACTTATGCACAAAACAAGCCAAAACAGGCCACCCTGGACCAAGAAACACCCCACCCCAGCCCCACCAGTGCCTTGTGTAAAGAAATTACGTTCACTATTCGTCACATACACCCCCTAACAACCTCTCACGGTCCCATACGACCTATCACGACCATTACCAATCAATGCCACCCTCTCCACGTAATCTCTATTTACAAAAAGTGGATATACATTTTTTATTTATTTTTTTGAGTTAAAAACACAGCCCCCCTTCCGATCACACACGTCTTCAACGTAAATTCTACGTACAAGAAGAGTGCAACCGATCAGCAGACGGTCCTGGGCAATTAGGCTGTAGTATTTGGTTAAACATCAATGGTGCCCTAGGGTGACATTCTTAGAGGGACATTCTTCAAACGGTCATTACTGTACACTGACAAAAAGAAAAGCTAGGCAACCGTTATTTACGGAAGCCCTAGCTTTTTTAGATTATCTATATCTAATACTCGTCACCACACAGCAAAGTGCTCACCCAATAGATAATTGATATTGCAATTCCTCCACCAAAAATTGATCCTACAGCTAACCATTGCCCCCATTCAACAGCTGCATAAATTGGTGCAGCTAAGAATGTAATTGGAGCTACAGTAATTCCAATGACAATTCCCCAGAATCCTGCAACTTCATTGACGATCACTGCTTCAGCAAATAAAACCCAAAATCCCCAGCCAATGTAAAGAATGATGCTAATGACTTTTAACCAAATACCCACTATCTTTCTAATCTTAGATCCAACTCTACCTTTAACTTTTACCTGCATAAGGATAGGTTCAGGCAACTGAACAATTTCAATCTCACCTCCAAAGACTTTATCAACCTTTTTACTTTTGACCTTGCTTTTTACAGCCCCATATATCAAACTGACTATTACTATTAATATAGGAACTCCAGTGATCCAATAAGCCCACGTTATATACTCAGGGGCTGATTTAATGATAAAAAATGGGATAAAGAACCAAAGAGACCCTATAACCTTAGGCAGCCATTTTTTAAACTTTTGCATTTTACTTTCTTTAGGGTCATCAATTTGTGGGGTACTAAGTGACATATAACGATCCCCTCTCCTACTTGAAGTAAAACCATTTCAAAAATGCTAGGCACTTCTTTTTATGGAAGTCCTAGCCTTTTCGTTTTAGATAGATTACTGTTGCTCTATGAGGACCGTGTACTTATCCGTTGTATTGATCGTCAGATGATATGTCCCTGCACCCTCGTGTTGATAAGAGGTGTCAGCATCAGTCCCTTGACTATTAGCAGCTACTCCAATTAGATCCTGACCTTTTCCGTAAGTGTAGATCTGAAAGATTCCTCCAGAAGGTGCAGACGTGCAAGTCCAGACGATCCTCCACTCACTCCCTGTGATTGTGAAGTTCTCTGTATTCTTAGTGCTTGACCCTGCCCAAGATGCAACTTTGGTCCAGGTAGGAGCTGGTGTAACGACTGGTGCAACAGTGGGAGTCGGTGCCGGAGTAACGACTGGAGCTGTTACTGGAGCTGTTGCTGCTGTTGTAGGAGATGCAGTTGTAGTGGTGCTAGGTTTGTTCATAGCAGATCCAATGACAGATAGAATAATGAGAGCAAGTATCCCAGTAATAATTTTATGCCGTGAGAAGAAGTTCCTTTGATCCTTCCCACATCCTGGGCATTTCTTTACACCCTTAGCAATTTCCTTTTCACAGGCTTTACATTTTACTAACATATGTTTTTCCTCCTCTAATTTAGAAACTTCTCTAGTAACTACTTTACACTTGGGTCAACGGTGTTATCATTTTTAATCTTAGCTTGCTCTGCTTCCCAGGCATGAAACTGTTCCTTCTGCTTATTAGTCATTTGTGCTGGATCAGAAGGTAGCCCTGTTGCTGGTTGGTTACTGCTCGAACAACCTCCTAAAAAGGTGCTAAGTAATACCATCAACAGTAAAATTGAAAACTTCTTCTTCATCCTTGTTTTCCTCCCCTTGTGTTTAGAAACTTCTATTTAGATATTTGTACTGAAGCAACCCCCAACGTCTAGCCCACACCCCCTTTGCTAATCTATTACTAATCTGCCACTAAATTACTACTAATCCTCATCAAGATAATCTTTGAGATAAAGTCTTAGGGCAATAACAACTGCTTCTGATTTATCGGTGTCCGTGTCCTTCTTGAACTGTGTGAGGATTTCATTTATGTACTCTGGTAAGTGCAATCCTACGAACACCTTGGTATCTTTCTTCTTACTTTTCTTACTAGCAATGAAGGCAGCTAACTGAGCCTTTTTTGTCTTTCCAGACTTCTTATCAACTATCCCAGTATCTGTATGGATATCTGATTCAATATCTGCTTGGATATCTGTTTGGGAATCTTCCTTGATAGCTAACTTGTTATCTTTTTGGATATCTTTTTGGATATCTGGTTCGACAACTGGATTACTTTTTAGTTGTTTAAAACTGGTGTCTAGATTCATACCACCAGCCTTACCAAAGCCACCTTTAGCCAATGTTAAACAGCTCCTTTACAAATTCCCTATATTCCTGAACTACTGGATCGTTCTTATAAAGTTTAACGGCTGGGGTACCTTGGGCAGGGGCCATTCCAAACTTCGTTGCTCGAGCAATGGTTGCATTAAACACTCTATAAGGAGAGTCCGAGAGCATTCTCTTGGCTTTTTCCAGTACTCCTGCACTTAGATTTAATCTACTATCGTGCATGGTTGGCAAAATCCCCAGGACTTTTATCTCTGAGTTAAACTCTGGGAGGATTACCTCGTTAAGAGTGTTGAGCATACGTTTCAGACCAGACAGGGCAAAGTACTCCGTCTGCATCGGAATGACTATCCCATCAGCAGCCGTCAACCCATTGATTGTAAGCAGTCCTAAAGATGGAGGAAGGTCAATCAGAATGTAATCATACTTTTCCTTTACGGTATCCAGAATCTCTTTTAGCACATTGCCAGGATCGGGGAATTGCTTAGGGTTCCTTATGATAATCATATCGAGACGAGACAACAAATCATTTGCAGGGTAAACATCTACCCCAAATTTACTGAATCGTATCTTCTTAAGCTCACATTTTTTCTGAATGACATCCATGATCGTTAAGCTAAGTTCGTCTGGATCAACCCCGAAGGCTAGGGACAAATTACCTTGTGGGTCAAAGTCAAACACGGCTACCTTTTTCCCTGCTTCGGCTAATATGTAGGCAGTGTTAGCAACGGTGGTTGTCTTTCCTGTGCCTCCTTTTTGGAGAGCAAAAGCCACTACTTGAGCCATCTCAGTACCTCCTCATAACTATCTTTCTTGACTAATATTATATCAGATAGAATTAAGGATGTATATATACTAAAAAAAATATTCAATTAGATATCTAGATAGATATTAGGTTAGATATTTGACTGTATAAATATACAATAGAATATACAGATGTATTAATAATTATACATAGAACTAGATAGAGAGTGAGACACCATACAAGCCAGCTGAATACCTAACAGGCACAATCACCCTAGAGCAGTAATCAAACAGCTTAAAAGTGGCTTCCAGCTCCTCTAGGTACATTCTAAAGTATATATGAT